CGGATCGCGTGTATTTCTGCGAGAGCGAATATGCGCCCGGGCGTGATGACGCGGCCTGTACGTTCTGCGCGATGATGCTGCCGGGCGAGCCGTGCATTCGGTGCGGCCTGCTCGCGCCGCTGCCGGTCAAGCGCGGGCTGTAGGGTGGAATGCATCGCCTGCCTGGATACTGCCATCGTCCCACTGCTCGGGCCACAGCCCGCCGACAAGCGCCGCCGCCGCCCCATGTGCTGGGATGCGTGCGGCGTGTGCGCGGCTAGGGCAGAGGCGGATTGGCGCGAATTGACCAAGCTGAAACGCCCCCCACCGCGCCGGTATTCGATAAAAATTGAAAGTTGAAAATGATATGGCTTGGATTGGGCAACGCATTAAAATGGTAGAGGCTATATGAGCAAAACAGACATTTGGATGCCGCTGCACATTGGCGACTATCTTGGCGACACGATGCGCCTCACCACCCTGCAGCACGGCGCATACATGCTTTTGCTCATGGAATATTGGAAGAACGGGCCGCTCCCTGACAGCGACGCGGACCTAGCTGCTATCGCGAAGATGGAGCGCAAGGCGTGGGACCGGGACGCGCGCGATGCCGTGCGCCGGTACTTCAAATTGCACGATGATGGGCTTTTGCATCAAAAACGCGTCGATTTCGAGCGCGAAAAGACGCAAAATATCAGCGAGAAGCGCAGCAAGGTTGCAAAGGAGCGTTGGGGCAATAAACCCAGCAATTCCGCAGATAATTCCGATACGACGCCAACCAATAGCAATGCAAATGCAGATGCAAATGCAGTGCAAGGCCATACACACGCGCGCGGAACGCGACAACCACAACTACAACCACAACAACAAGAAGAAATATCCATACCCAAATCCAAACAGTCGTCTGATGCCGAGCCCGGCAGGCGCGAGGTGTTTGACGATTTCGAGGTTTTCTATGCTGCCTACCCGCTGAAGAAGGGTCGGGGGCAGGCGGCTCGCGCATTCCGCACCGCCCGCGCCAAGGCCAGCATGGATGTCATCATGGCCGGGCTAAAAGCGTACAACTGGCCCAACGACCCGAAATATTGCCCGCACCCGTCCACCTGGCTCAACGGCGAGCGCTGGGCAGACCAAGCCGCGGCCAGCATGCAATCCGCCAATGACCGCAGGATTGCAGAGATTGACGCGGAATTGTTCGGGCCGCAGCCACCCCAGCCCCCGCCATACGACGGCCCCACCATCGACGGAGAATGCAACCATGAATAACCTCGCACTCGCCACCCAGCAGCAGCCCGGCCAGCTCGTGGTTGTTGTTGCGCCGGCAATGCCGCCAGTCCTCGTTGCGGCGGTCGAAAGCTATGGCGGCATGGACTCAGTTCTGCGCCGGGCGCCGATAGCCGTCATCGAGGCCGCGCAAGATTGCCTGCCCGCTCTGGAGTCATATATCGCCCCGGCGCCGCCGCTGTTCATTGAGCGCTGGTTGCGCAAGCTGCGCGGGGCGTGCGCGGAAATCAGCGAGGATACGTTCAAGGCCCGCATGGAGGCGGTCAAACTGGCGTCCGGCGACTTGCCCGGTTTCGTGTGGTCAAACGAGGCGCTGATTGCCGCCATGCGCTCGGAAACCTTCTTCCCCACAGCAAAGCAGGTGGATGACATGCTGCGCCCACGCGCAGGACGCGCCAGACACGCTGCCTGGGCCACGCGGGCGCTGGCAGCCGCCACGCCGATACCCCCGGAACCGTCCGAGGCGCTGGCACCCCCTCAAAACCGCTTGCTCGCCGATGTCGCGAAATCCATGAAACCGAATTACGGCGGCGCGGAGACGGGCGGCAGGGTCGGGCGATGACCGACAAAGAGCGAATGATGGAAATGGCGGGTGATCTGGCCGCGATTTCCGAGATTATGGGCGGCCTTTGCGCGGTGGCAGCCGCGCAAGCCCCACAATTCACGCTGCTGTTTACCGAGGGCGCAAAGATGATGCGCGAAACCTCCGAAAAATGGTGCGCGGAGATACTTGTCATCGCGGGCGAGGTTGCTGCTGCGGGTGGCTGATGACCCCATAACCGCGGATTTTGTGGTTGCCGCGCTGGAGGATGCCACGCGGACCATGCGCGCCATGCAGTCGCTCGGGCACTCCACCGCCATGGTCGGCACATGGGCGGATGATGTGGCCATGCCCGGCGAGGTCGAGGAGGTTGGCCCCAGACCCCCGCCGCCATCGGCCGAGAAAATCCAGACCATGGACATCATCATGCGCTGGCTGGCGTACATCCCGCAGCATGGCGTCCGCCGGATCGTGGCTATGCGCTCGATCACGCACCCGCTCACAGAAAAACCCACGGCCTGGGCGAAGATCGCGCGGGCCGTGGGTTGGAATTACCGGGCGGTGAAGGTGTGGCATGCCCGGGGTATTGACGCTATCGTGCTGGAGCTGAACGCGCCAGCGTAGCGGCTACGGCACAACCCGCAGCGCTTCAATGCGTGCAATCAGATCGGCGGGCAGGATCGCGCGCAGGTCGTATTGCATGATGTCGGCCAGAACGCCCTCAAGGTTTTCGATGCGGTCGGCACAGTGCGCAAATGCGCCCCGCGCTCTCGACTCAACATCAACCGGATCGTACCCGGCAGCCTGAGCCACCCGGCCCCATGGCTCGCGCAGGTATTTTTCACGCACCCGCGCATTCATCTCCTCGATATAGGCGCTCATTGCTTTCCCTCCGGCGGCATCCAGCCATCTGGCCAGCCGCATTGTTCAAGTGCCCGCGCGATCTTCCAGACCCATGCGGTTGTAGCGGGGTGGACGGTGTTCGCGCCGCTATACCAGCGGGCGAGGGTGCGCATGTTCAGGCCGAGCCTGCCCGCGAACCACGCCAGCCCCAGCCCGGTCGCATCGACGGCCTGCGCAAATTCCGTTTTCTCGCCCGTGTTGTCCGCCATCGCCGCAATCTCCTGCCTGCCGCTGTCGCGTAAAGGCGGCATCGCGTCAAGTTTTGGCGCAGGCTCGGATAATTTCGGCGGGCAGAACATGAAAAGTTCTGCAGGGTCTATCCGGTAGTTGTAGCCGAGGTATCCGGGGATGTCCTGCCCCGCACTGTCTACCGCGAAAAGTGCGGTCACGGTTACCATCCCGTCGCGATGCAAGCTTTTCACCCGCGCGCGAATCGGCGCCTCCCGCACCTTGTAAAAAACCGTCTCACCTCGAACATGGTTCAATGACTGCATGTTTCTAACTCCAAACCACGACGGCGAGGAAGATGACCACAACCGTAATCGAGACGATGACCCCGAAGACCAGCCCGTTGAGGAACTGGCGCGGGAAAACTTCGTACCGGCCGGACACTTCCCGGCTGAAGTTGACGCGGACGCTCGACGGCTTGTGTGTGCTGTTCATGGATTTTTGCTCCACTCGACCCGGCATAATCGCCGCTGTCGGACTGCCTGGCAGTCACGCGATGCGGCGCGCATAGCCCCGCATCTGGCGACTGTCAGGAGATAGCGAGCGCCCGGCCGCCGGCACCCACGCCGGGGTTGATTGCGACGCTGGCGCCCGTGCGCTGGCTGGCGGCATAGGCGGCGCCTGATTTGTAGCTGAACGATCCGTTGCGCCGCGCCTTGGTTTTGTACCGCTTGGCGTATTCCTCCGTGACCAGCGCATTCTTCACGGCCACCAGCGCGCCGCCGGTCCGGCCCGTACCCTTGTCCACCTCGGCATTGCGCGCCCGCTTCATTTCAGCCAGGCGCACACGGATGCGCTCGCAGAAACCCACGTCATACGCCTTGCGGTCCGCAGCCATCGCCTGCCGGTCCGCACGGAAACCCGCATACGGCGCATCCGTCATTGCCGCGACCATGTAAGCGCGAAACCCGGAATTGCTGGCCGTGCCGAGCAACGCCATGATGTACCGGCACATGAGCGCATCCGGCTCCGTGCCGAAAAAGACAAACTCTTTCCCGCCGCCGGGGGCATCGCGGCGGAATACTTCGCAATCGCAATACTTCGCGACCGCGCCCGCATATTGCTCGTTGCCGCTGGAGCGTTTCTCCGCCTGCACGGTTTCATCGGTCAGGCGCTCGGCAGGTGCGCCAAGATCAGCGGGCGTAAACCCGTATTTGTCCACCAGCCGCGCCAGCAGCTCGGCGGCGGAGAATGCCTCCGCCTCCGTGCAGCCATTGGCCACGGTCTTTGCGGCGAGTGCGCGGATACGGCGGAGGAGGGTTTCGCGGTTTTCCATGTGTCAGCCCTCCGCCGCGTGGTTCAGCGGATCGGCGCCGGGAACGTGCCACCCAAACATGCTGCCCATTTGCGCCGCTTCCCGCTCGGCGGCGGTGGGGGCACGCGTGGCGCGACCCTGGCGAACAAGCATCGCGTCCAATTCTTCAAGCGTCATGGCCGCTTGGCGCGCGCCAAGCGGCTGGTAGCCAGGCTCGCCCGGCGACACGATGCCTAACTCAGAGGCGCAATGCAGTCCGGCGAGATTCACGACGACATCGCCGGGAAACGAAGCGATGATTTCACGCGCGGGCCGGTGGATCAGTTTTTTTCTCATAGGTTCAATACCTTCCATGTTGGCACAATCGCCACAGAAGCCGGGCCGCAACCCGGCTTGAATTGTGATTGCGGCTTAGGGGCTCACGCGCGGCTGGTCATCGAACCATGCCAGCAATTCCGCGCGGAAGATGGCGATGCAGGCGGCTTCCAGCTTGTCGCTGCTCACGCGCTTGTCGGCGGAGAGGACACTGCTGCCCAAGCAATACGGCTTTGTGGTGAAGGCGCGGAAGCCGGGCACATAGCCGTCCGACTGCCATTTCACCATGTATTTGCGACCGCGCACGGTCACGATTCCTTCTGCGCTTGCCATAGGTTCAATTCCTTTCTGGTCTGGCATAATCGCCACTGAGGCGGGCGCTTGTGGGCGCCCGTCTATGCGGTGATTAACCCCAGGGGGCGGCGTCGTATTCGGGGAGGCGCGAAACAATAGCCAGCGCCATGTCAGCCTGCATCTTGCGCAATTCTTTGTAGGTCTCAGTTTCAGGGACATTGCCCTCGCTGCACTGGTACAGCAGGCATGAAAGCGCCTTGAGACATGCTACCTTATCGGCCAGCGTATGGAGCGGGGAAAAATTATCGTTGAAGCGGTATTCGTCCGCCTTGGCGATGTCTCCGCCGGGCAACCGAAATGCATTGGCGCGCGTATCCGGGTAGCGCTGATTAACGGCCTCGATGTTCAAGGCAAAAAGCGCCTGGCCGATTTTGTCGAAAGATTTGGCATCGCCTAAGTGATGCCCGAACGCCATCATGCCTGAGGCGCTGAAGGAAATTGCGCGCACGGCTTTGTGCATGGTGGTGGAGTCGATTACGAAAGCGGACATGTTTAGGTCTTTCCTATCTCGCCCGGCCCGATGCCGCTGCGGTATGTGAGTAATTAGAACATCAAAAATGTGATGTCAAGCGTAATCGAAAACTTTTTTTATTTATTTTCGGCCAGCCAATCCATCAATGTGGGTTGCACGTGGCGGGCTTGCGCGCTGGCCTGCCTATCCTCGTACATATCGAACAATGCAGGCTGCATCGGGCGCGGCTTGGGAAGGGGCAGGGGCTTATCATCACGCGGCGGCGTTGCGCCATCAAGGGAAAATTCCGCCGGGTTGTAATCCATCTCTACCGTCTCGCATACGCTGAAGCCCTGGCCGTGGTTTGTGCCACCGCATGAGCAATTGCAGTTAAACCCGCGCGCATACATGCAACGCGCATCGCATTTGTGGTTTGTGACCCGGCCGGTCACGGTGCCGAAAAATGACATTATGCCACCTCCAGCGCGAGGAAAGAATTGACGCGCGCCATGCGGTCGTCGTGCGAGTAGAAAACATGGTGCCATTCCGGCTTGCGCTCATTGGCGCGGAATGCCTTGGCGTAAAAGCTCTTACCCTCGCGGCCTTTTTTCGTGACGTAAACCGTCTCATACAGGCAAACGATAGAGCCATCTGCGCCGGTCAAGATTTCCGCGCCTTCAGGAATAACGCGGCCCTCGATTTCCGCCATTGCGTGAAAGCTGGCCATTGTGTTTTCCCGGTCATACGCGGCCATTTCCGCCTCATACATGGCGCGGGTATCATCCAGCGTATAGACCGGCTTGCCTGCCAATTCGTCGCGGATTGCCTCAAGCAATTCGTCAACATCGGCCCGGCGCCCAAGGTGCGGGAAATAACCGGCCTCCGTAGCAGCCAGCGCGGCATCATCCGGGCACAAGCCAGAATCAAGGCGTGTCAGCTTTTTGCGGAACGTGACGGCGCGATGCCACTTATCAGCGCCCATCGCGAGCAAATCAGATGCGCCAACCGTGTCAGCCTGATTGCGGAACAAGCGCAACCCGCCAGCGTTGGCAAGGAATTCGCACAGGGTGACATGTGCCATTAGATCAGCCCTCCCACGGAAGCGGCTGCATAAATGAATGTGCTCATGAGTAGCGCGGTGATTGCAAAGGGGAATGCGTGTTGCATTGCGGTTCATCTCCGATTTGGGCCCGGCCCAACGCCGCGACATGACCCCAATGTATGTGAGCGTTTCTCACATGTCAACGCCCATCGAAAAAGATTTTTGAAAAAAGTTTCGGCAGCTTGTTGCGCCGTGTTGCGTGTTTTCCGTATAAAACTCCTACCATCTCGCATACGCGCACGCGCATAGCATCACACCAAGGATTTCCCGGCACCCGTGACCCCAGAACCGCAAGCCATCCCATTCGCCAAGCCCGCAACGTTTCCGGGCTCAAACGATGATTGGCGCGCATTCTCGGATATGTTCGCGGAGACATTCAAGCCCGGCACAACCCCCTTGCAGGCGGACACCCCCAAACGAGGCCGCCCCACGCTCTACACCCCTGAGATTGCGAGCGAGATATGCGCACGTCTCTCCACCGGCATATCCCTGCGCCAAGCGTGCGACCTGCCACACCTCGTTGACCCGGCGACAGTGATTGCATGGCGCATGACGGACTTCCGGGGCTTTTCCCAACAGTATACGCGCGCACGTGAGGCGCAACACCACGCCATGGCAGACCGCATTCTGGAGCTGGCCAGCATGGAGCCGCGTATGATCGTGCAGACGGTCAGCGAAAAGGGAAGCCGCACGGTCACGGAAACCAAGATTGACCCCGCGTTTGAGACCTGGCGCAAGACCGAAATTGCAGCGTTGCAATGGGCTATATCCCGTATTTTGCGCGCGGAATACGGCGATCATACCAGCGTGGATGTCAATGTGCAGGAAACCGACACAAGCAAGCTAAGCCGGGCGGAACTGTTGGCCATTGCATCGAAAGGCCGTGTTGTCGATGCGGAGTTTACGCCAACCCAAAAACGCATTGCGGAGTAAATTGCGGAGTAAAGCCGCATCATTCAACGCACAACCCGTGCTATATCAACGCATTATGTGACGTTTCCGCTCCTGCTCTGGGAGTGACATGCGGCATGCAGCAAAAAGAGGGGGGAGGGGTTGCGATCCACCCTCCTCGCGCGCACCGCAGACCTCGCCGGAAAAATTTACCACATACAGCAAATTTGAAAATGCAATCGGAATGCAATTGCATAGGTTTTGCATGGACATAAATTCGCGACATTAGATGACATTGTACGACATTAGACGACATTGGCTGACAAGTCGTTTTCAACGGCGCTGATAATTGGGCGACCTCTCGCTTTCCATCATTTGAGCGATTGGATTTTGATTGCGCCCCTCAAAAACGATTATCCATGCCGGCCGCGCCCTCCATGCTCTCGGTAAAGCGAATGCAAGCTGCCCTGAAGGTAGCGATGTCGAGAAGCTTCTGAACAATGCCTCGATTGAGGTTTATCTGGCGCTTCAGGCATTGGTCTGCGAGCAAATTGGCGAGCTGACGCCATTTCCGGAAAGCCCTGAGCCCGTTTAATGGCTCAATCCCCGAAAATTTCGCCGGCAGAGGCCGCGGCAGCGCTTTTGCAGCGCGACGATTGTTTCAACAGCCTACTGGCGTTTTGCACAGCCGTAATGGCAGCTCGCGGCTATAAGCCGGACCTTCATCATCGGTTGCTCATAAGCAAGCTTGAGGCGGTCGAGCGGGGTGAGCTGAAGCGGCTGATCGTGATGATGCCACCGGGCTCGGCCAAGACAACCTACGCCACGCACCTATTTTCAGTGTGGTTCGCAGCGCGTCGGGCTGCAAGAAACGTTGTGCTGGCGTCGTATGGCTCGCAGCTGGCGGAGGAGAACAGCTACAAGGCGCACGCCATCATAGAGGAGCATGGTTCGCTGCTCGATGTGAAGGCGGACACCCATGCCAAAGAGCGGTGGCGCCTGTCCAATAGCAGCGCCCTGGGTGCCGTTGGTGTGGGCACGGCCATTACCGGGTTCCGCTCCAACCTCATCCTCATTGATGACCCCGTGAAGGGGTTTGCTGAGGCGCAGAGCGAGACCGTGCGCGACGCGTGCTGGAATTGGTGGATCTCCGATATTTACACCCGCCTCGATCCCGGCGCCGCCGTCGTCGTGATTATGACGCGCTGGCATCAGGACGATCTCGTTGGCCGCATCCTCGAAAGCGATCCTGACGGCTGGGAAATCCTCAAAATTCCAGCCAAGGCGCTTGATAATGACCCGCTCGGCCGCAAGCCTGGCGAATGGCTCTGGGCGGATGACCCAAATTACACCTACGCCAAGGACAAACTGGAGGTGGCCTACGAGTATTACCGCAAGGCCGGCGCCATGCGGCAGTTCGAAGCGCTGTTCCAGCAAAACCCGCTGCCGGGCGACGGCGCGCTGTTCGATGTGAAGAAAATTCGCATGGTCGCCGCCGCCCCTGCCGGCGGCAGGCTGATCCGGGCGTGGGATTTGGCGGCAACGTCGCAGATTACCGCGCGCGATCCTGATTGGACCCGCGGCTTTTTGCTGCAAGAGACGCCAGAGAAGGCGTATTGCATCCGCGACCTCGCTTCGATCCGCGGCGGTCCAGATGAAGTCGAGCGCCTGATTCGCGAAACTGCCATGCGCGACGGGAAAAACGTCAAAATTTCCATCCCGCAAGACCCGGGCCAGGCTGGTAAGATGCAGATTTTATATTATGCGCGGGTGCTGGCGGGCTACACGCTGATTTCCGAGCGGCCGACCGGCGACAAGGCCACGCGCGCCGCGCCGTTCGCCTCTCAGGTGAATGTCGGCAACATGTCCATGGTCATTGCCCCCTGGAACAAGGAGGCTCTTGAGGAATTTGGCGCTTTCCCCAGCGCGCCGCATGACGACATCGTGGACTCTGGATCGGACGCGTTCGCCGGCCTCATGCAACGCGGTGATCCCGCGCGCATGGTCAAAATGAGTTTGATGGGTCGATAATGTTCAAGCACCTCACAGCAAAAATCGACAAAGATGCCGATTATGATGCGTCCACTCGCATCTGGAATGCTCAATGTCGCCGTGCTGTCCTGAAGGGCACGATTTACGACAAGCAGCTGTACGAATTCCATCAGGAAAAAACCGGCGGGTTGACCGGCGACTATGTGCCGCTGCGCGACCGTGCGCCGGCCGTGCGCTACAATCTATCCCGCATTGTGGTTTTGGATAGCGCGGCGTTGCTTTTCTCTGAGGGGATGTTTCCCGGCGTCGGGCATGGCCAGCCGGAAGAGAAGAAAAAAATTGAGGCGATTGTTGCGGACAGCAATCTGCCGGATGTGATGACAGACGCGGCACTCCGCGGCTCGGTTGGTTCAATAGCCATTCACATGCGCGTGCTCGGCAAGCATGGTGCCGATGGCAGCCGCGTATTCTGGGATGTGTCCGACACGGATTACCTGACGCCGGCATATGATCCGCTGGAGCCTGACACACTCGAATCCATCACCGAAAAATTCAAAGTGCGTGGCTCTGATCTGGCGAAACTTGGCTACGCTATCATCGACACGGAGATGAAGGCCGACTTCTGGTTTCAGCGCGTATGGGATGACCAGGCGGAGGTCTGGTATTTTCCGTGGAAAGTTTCGGACAAGGATAAGGCGCCGGACGTTGATGATGAGCGCACGGTCACGCATGGCCTCGGCTTCTGCCCGTGGGTTTGGATTAAAAACCTGCCCGGCGGCGAGGGGGTTGACGGCTCCTGCACGTTCGAGAGCGCAATTGACGCTCAGATTGAGATTGAATATCAGCTCAGCCAGGCCGGACGCGGGCTGAAATACAGTTCCGACCCGACGCTGCTCATTAAAGAGCCGGCGATGACCGATGAAAAATTGATACGCTCCGCGAGCGAGGCGCTTGTTGTCTCGGCGGATGGTGATGCAAAGCTGCTTGAGATCAGTGGCACGGCGGCATCGGCCGTCATCGCATACTGCAAAAACTTGCGGCAGATGGCGCTTGAAACCATCGGCGGCAGCCGGGCTGAAGCGGATAAGGTGACATCCCCGCAATCCGGTCGCGCGCAGGAGCTTATGTACCAGCCGCTTATCTGGCTGGCCGATAAGCTGCGAGCATCATATGGGCAGAATGGCTTGCTTGACATGATGCGTATGATGGTCCGCGCGTCCGAAAAGTTTCCGCTGCGTACACGAGATGAGGCGATTGGCAAAATTGCGAGCGGTCCAATCACGCTGGTCTGGCCTGATTGGTTTCCCCTGACTGCCAACGATAAACAGGCGCTTGCGACGACAATAAGCACGCTGCGCACGGCAGAGGTTATCAGTCGGGAAACAGCCGTTACGATTCTGGCGCCTATCTTCGATATCGAAGATGAGCCTGCGGAGTTGGACAGGATAAAAGCCGGTATGGCCGACGCAGATGCCAGGGCTATCAAACTTAAAGCGATGGTGACGGAAGCAAAAACCGCCGCCGATTAGAATTGGGTGAAGTAGAGCTGCTACGGCCGCGTGAATAGCGCGGACCAATCCGGGGTTCGCGTCCCGGCACCTGATACAGTTTGCCGGGGTAGCTCAATGCGAGAGCAACGGGATTTTCCCGAGGGGTTGCTGGTTAAAATCCAGCCCCCGGCGCCTTTTCAATGCCCATTGTGGGCGCAACGAAGGATGGCACATGCCTGACGATTTACCGCCGCCGGTTCCGCCGGCCGCGACGCTCGATATGAAGACTCTGGCCGAGCAGATTGCTGCCGGCGCGAATGCCGACACGAAATCCTTTCTCGGCAAGGTCCTTGTCGCCGTCGAAGCGCAGAGCGCCACCGTTACCGAGCTGAAGGCGAAGCTGGAGGCTGCTGAGGTCGCGCGCACAACCGCCGAAACAGCCGCCCGCGACCGCACCGTGAAAACGGAAATTCGCGCCGCGGCGAAAGCTGCCGGCGCTGCAAATGACGGTGACGCGTTGGCGTTCATCGACACCACCAAGGTGACTTTCAACGACGCAGGCGAACCCACGAATATCGCGGAGTTGGTTGCGCAGGTGCAGAAAGACAAACCGTACCTGTTCGGCTCCAAGAGTACGTCGTCCACCGTTGTCGTTCCGCCGGTAAAAGAGCCGTCCACCAAGCGCGCCATCGAAATGACGCAGGAGGAAAACGACGCCGCGCTGACCGCGCTCGGCGTGAATGTGAAGCGTATTCGCCGCCAGTAATCGAGACCGTGCGAGCCGGAAGCTCGTTTTTTTTCGGCCCGCACGGGCCATCGACAAGGAATTTCACATAAATGGGTATTCAGAATTTTCCGGCCGCACTGCAGCCGATCATCCAGCAGGGCTTTTTGGAACGTGAGTTCCACCAGGCCATCCGTTCCAAGCTCGGCTATCGTCTGATCGCGGATCGCGAAGAAATCACCGTGGGTATCGGTGAAACCGTCACCAAAACCCGCGCCGGCCTGAAGCCGTCCGTGACCACGCCGCTTGCCGCCTCCGCCAACACCAACCTCGACAACGGGTTGACCCCCGGCAATTGGGGTGTGGAGCAGTACACGCTCGGCATGGCCTTCTATGCCGCCACCATGGACCTCAACATGGTGACCAGCCGCGTCGGCATCGCCAGCCAGTTCTTGCAGAACGCGGCTGCCAACGGCGAACAGGCCGCGCGTTCCTTGGACGAGTTGGCGCGCAATGCGTTATTCGCTCCGTATTTCGGCGGCAACACGCGCGTCACCACCACTCTCGGCTCCGCCGGCCCGACCGTCGCGGTCGATGACGTGCGTGGCTTCCAGACCGTGTTCGTTAATGGCGTCCAGCAGGCGGTTTCCTCGGGCAGTCCGATGACCGTTACGGTCGGCTCCAACGTCTACACGCTGAATACCGTCGCTGTTGACGGCAGCAACGTGTCCACCACGCCGAGCGGCATTTCCGGCACCCTGACGTTCTCCACGAACGTCACTGTTGCGGATGCGACCGCCCTGAACGCCGTGAAGGCGTCCACCGGTTCCTCGATCATTCGCCCGTCGAACCGCCTGACCGCGGCTGCGTTGCAGGCTTCCGATCTGTTGACGATGGATGCCCTGCTGGATGCGGTGGCGTTGCTGCGCCGTAATGCCGTGCCGTTGGTCGATGGCCTGTACAACTGCTACCTCGACCCTGTGTCTGCGCGCCAACTGTTCTCGGACACCAGCTTCAAGACGCTGTTCCAGGGCGCCGGCAGCGGCAATCCGGTGTTCCGCCAGGGTATGGTTTCCGACTTCCTGGGGCTGCGCTTTATCACCACCACCGAAGCGTATGTGCAGAGCCATCCGAGCATCGCGAACCTCTCTGTTCGCCGCCCGATCATCTGCGGCCAGGGCGCGATTATCGAGGGCGATTTCGCCGGCATGGCGGCCGACGATGTGGCGCCGAAAGATGCCATCGTGGATATCGTTGACGGCATCGCCATGGTCACGCGCGAGCCTCTCGACCGGCTCCAGCAGATCATTGCGCAAAGCTGGTACTGGATTGGCGGGTTCTGCGCGCCGTCCGACACCACCACCACGGCAACGACCGTGCCGACTGCCACCAACGCGAATTACAAGCGCGCGGTGATTATCGAACACGCCGGTTAATGTCTCGGCGCCCGGTTGATAGCCGGGCGCCAATTTGCAGGAGGTCAATATGGCACGAGCGCCAAAGAAAGCAGGGCCGGCCGACGTTTCGATGGCCGGCCAAGCCGCTGAAGTCCAGGCATTTTCCGGCGTCGCGTCGCGCGACCTGAATGTGCCTTACAATCATGGCCGCATCCACTTGGATGCGCACGTCAAATTCAATGTGAATGCTGCCGAGAAGGATGCAATCGACAATCATCCGATGGCTCATTTCGTCGTTGTCTGGGACGAGCAGGATGAGCCCGAGCCGGCGGCGGAGTCGTAACGATGAACCAACCCTTCCGCCCCGCCGGCACTCTGACCGTCGCCGCATCCACCGCAAACGCGCGCGGCGCATTGGTTGGCGGTGGCAATTCGGTGCTGGTTTTCAACAGCACGACCTCTGTGGCGTTTGTGCGTTTCGGTACGGATAGCACCGTGACCGCGACCGCTGCTGATACGCCCATCCCGCCGGGTCTGCGTATGCTTGTCGATGCCGGCCCGTTCATTCAGCAGGCCGCAGTTCTTTTGGCATCCGGCACCGGCAACGTCTATTTCTCCCGCGGCGACGGCACGACATATTAAGGAGCCATCCATTGGCCGGATTAACCATCGTATCGAATTGGGCGGCGTTCTCGTCTGACGTTTTGTCGGATGACGAGAAAGCTGCAGTGCGTGGGTACTGTGGTTATCCGCCATATGGCGCGGGCAATTCAGGCTTCCAGGGCTGGCGCTTCTTTCAGGCGTATGGAACGCTCGAATTTCGCATGAACAATTTGGCTCCCGCCGAGTATCAAGAGGTGCGCGGGCGCGTCACGGAAATTCAGACGCTCGACGCAGCTGTGCCGCAGGCGGGTGCGAACATCGACACGGACGAGGCCGGGCCGTGGAAGCACAACAAAAACGAGGTCGCTGACCGGCAGAAACTCTACCGCCTCCGCCGGATGGAGTTGTGCCGCGCGCTCGGCATCGACCCTGGCCCGGCTATGGGCTCCAGCAACAGCATGTCGATGGTCATCTGATGGCAACCGCGTCGTCTATCCAGTCTCGCGTCAACTACGGATACGGCAAGGTCGCCTCCATTCTTGGCGCGCCTTATTCGTGGTATCGGCCGGCCGCGCCTGGCGCAGTCGTGCAGCCGGCAAACCTGCTGGGCTCCGTGCTTGCGTATGTCACTGCGTCGCGGTCGCTCAATCCCGGGCCGAGCGGCGTTGGAAAACCTGACCGGTACGCAGCCTTCGACCCGACGAATTTTCTGGCTGGAGATTATCTCGTTGGCCCCGAGACGTATTTTCTGGGGGAGGCGATGCCGATTACCGGCCTGTCGCATCTCCTGCTCTGCAACGAGACATTCACCCTGTCGCGCCGCGGCGAACAGGCACCGGGCGAGGATTATGTTGGCGGTGGCCTGCAGTCCAACGCGGTTGTCGCGGTCGCCTTTCCGGGCTGGATCAAATCCGGCGACCGGCGCCAGGCGTCGAACCTGCATCTGCCCGGCGAGGTCGAAATGCCAACCGTGAACATCCTTCTGCCGGTGAGTATCCCAGCGCAGGTTTTGCGCGGCGACGAGTTGACGACATCGGACGTAACGGCTTCCCGGTGGGTTGTGCAGGCGGCGGACCTCACGCCCATGGGCTGGTCGCTGATTGCCGTAGAGTCCGGCGCCGCGTCGCCATCCAACACGACGGCATTCTGACATGGCAACATTGGATGATCTCACGCAGGGCGTTGTGGCTGCATTGGCGCAGCTATTATTCCCGGGCCAAACCTGGCTGCCCGGTT